CCTTTTTGCGTGCCTTTAGTGCCCGCGCGCGGCCAGGATTCCCGCGTAGGGTATCGGTCCGGTATCGGGTTATGCTTGTATCCTGGTATCGGACTATTCATAAATCACCCCATTTTGTTGGCCATGTTGGCTGCCAACACCAGGCCGTCAACCCCTAGCTGTATGCACTGTGCATTTATACAGTACTGGATGCAAACCCACCACTGTATAAACTGTAGTTTGTTGGCTATGTTGGCTATGCACGGCCAACAGCCAACAATGCCTACATGCATGCGCCAGGCGTCGGCGTCGCGTCGAAGTGTTGGCAATGTTGGCATGTTGGCTATGCTGTTTTAATCGCTGTACCCCTCTTGGGAATACTAAGCATACTTACCATTTTAGGGTTTTTTCAAAAGTCATCATCTAATAGCCTACATAGCCAACAAGCCCCCAAAACCCTTGCGCGCTGTGGCTTGCAGCGTGGGCAGCGCGACGCCAAATCGACGCCAATTCGCGACAGACACTAGCCCACAAAAACAGTTGTAACAAGTTGTAACAAACCCCTTTACAGTTGCAAGCATATCCCTTACACTCTAGCTGTGTTCAACAAACAACCCTTGAAAGTACTGTATGAAATCAACTCAAGCTCAACGTCAAGAACTGGATCAGCTGATCGCCCTGGCGCGTGCACAGCGTCAACGCACAGCGCGTATCGAATCAATTGTCGGTAGCGTGCTCATGTCCGCGCTTGGCGCGTGCGTGCTGTACGCGATCGCTGCCTGGATTACACGATAACCAAAACCCGCGCGGCCAACCGGCCGCGCACCAACTAAAGAACCAACCCATGAAAAACCTACTCGTTGACATTTTCCACGCTGCGCTGTTTGCGCTGTGCATCGGCGCGCCGTTTGCCGGTTATTTTTACATCTACGGGGCATAACATGAAAACACTAGGATATATCGCATATGAGGGACCGTCGGAAATCGACGGCGCGCCTATCGTTGTGATCGTCAACAAAATCGACAGCGACAGCGAAAACGAAAAAACCGGCGCGTTGGTGCAAACTTTTATCATCCGGTCCGACATTTCGCCGGTTGACGCCCTTAAAACCGGCCAGGATGAAAGCATTTGTGGCGATTGCGTGCATCGGCCAGCGCTGGCCAGCGAAACAGGCGAAGCGCCCTGCTATGTCAATGTGGGCCGGTCCGTGCTGTCGGTTTTCAACGCATACAAACGCGGGCGCTATACAAAAGCGGACCCGGCCACAATCGCGCGCGCCCTGGCAGGCAAAATCGTTCGCTTAGGTACTTATGGGGACCCGTTCGCTGCCCCGGTCCGCATGTGGACCCAAATAACCCGCTATGCGGCCGGGCGCCGGGGTTACACGCACCAATGGCAAAACCCGCGCTTTGATGCGGCCGCATGGGCACCATTGGTCATGGCATCGGCCGATAACATCGATCAGGCCGCGCGCGCTAATCTTATGGGCATGCGCGTGTTCCGCGTGTCTGTCGGTGTTGACCGTCAACCAGGCGAGACAATCTGCCCTGCTAGCGCAGAGGGCGGGAAAAAGTCCACATGCGCTAAGTGCACATTGTGCGCCGGTACATCGATTCAAGCGCGTGACGTGGTGATCGCTGATCACGCTACCGGCCACCAAAAGCGCGTTATCAAATTACAAACTGTTTAAAGGAACAAACCATGATGACAAGCCAAGCTCAAATCCGCGACGCCTTTTGGCGCGCACATCCAGACGCCGATCGCAAACGCTACCCGGCGCGCGATTGGACCCGCCAGGATAAAAGCCAACGCGACTATTGCACCGATACCCGGTGCGCGTTTGTTGATTTTCTTGATTTTCTGCATCGCGACGGCCAAATTAGCGCCGCGCTTGCCAATCGCGCCAATTTATAAGGGGCAAACCATGAAATTTTCAATTGGCGATCGCGTCGCCTTTTCCCGCGCCGTGGTCCGACGCGTCGGACATGATAAGCACACGGCCGACGCGCGCGGCCGCGTGGTCGACGTTAACGGACCGGTGATATCGGTCGATTTTGCGGGCACGTGGTCCTTACATGAGGACGGGGGCACGGTCCGACACGTGCCAGCTGCAAACCTAACCAAAATTTTGGCTAATGGGGTGATTTATGAATAGTCCGATACCAGGATACAAGCATAACCCGATACCGGACCGATACCCTACGCGGGAATCCTGGCCGCGCGCGGGCACTAAAGGCACGCATAAAGGGCGGCCGGTAGTCCTAATGGATATCTATTTCCAATACTATGCGCTGTTCAAAACCGGACCCTATTCGGTTATGCGCGCAAACCTACAGGAATTCATACCATGCGAGTAAAAGAATTCTGGCAATGGTTGTCGGAGCTGGCCGATGCCACCGACGGCGCGCCGGTTGACATGCCAAGCGCCGAGCATGCTTTTTTAACCGGGCGAACAGTCGCCCAATACTTAGGGGAACAAAATGCAAATTGATTTCATGCGCTTACCGGCGGCCGACGCCGAACGCCTATGCTTTGCGGAGGGTTTCGAAAATGCCGCCAAGCTGTTTGCCCGCATCGAAGCGCTACAGTATGCGCTAGGCCAGGCGACGGCCGCGTTGGTGGCAATTGAAGAAAACGACATGACCGCGCGCCAGGCGGCCGGTGCGGCCACCGAAGCGCTGGCAATCGTTAGGCGCGCCGTATGATGGCGTTGGCGGCCCTGGCGGCCGCAATACTGGCGGTATTGCTGAAACTGTAAAAAAGGGCCTTAAAGGCCCTTTTTATTTGACCGCGCGCAAAGTTGACGTGGGCGGCTCTTCCACCATAGCCCGAAGATCTGATTTTGACGCGGCCGCCAATTCAGGCGCGCAGAAAATGTGCTTTTTGGTTTGATAAGCGCGCGACGCCAGGCGGCCGCAATCTATCCAACCGGCTTCCTTGAGGGCGTGCAACAGCGCGCCTTGGACCACTTTAATGGCGCCAGGCGCGGACCCTTGCAGGCGATCGCACAGCGCATGCCAGGGCGCGCCGACGACACCTTTAGAGAATTCACCGATGCGGGCGCGCATAAGCTCCACCAAAAACGACTCGGCGCCGGACATGCCCGCCTCAACCATGATAGCTTTAGCTTCGGTCATCATCGGGGGCAGGCCAGGATTGAACGCGGACACGTCGCGCTGGTGCAGCCAGGCGGCCACGCAGGACATGCCGCCCGCCTTGTACCAAGCCCACAAGCCCACCGACTCAGTGGGGGACATGCGGCCGACGTCGGACCAGATGACAAACCACCGGCGGTCTTCGGTGGGGAGGTTGATCGCGACGCGCTCATTCGAATACGCCAGGACAAACAAACGATTCAAGGCCATGTAGGGGTGCAGGCCCTTGCGGTTGATCGGCAGCATGTCAGGGGGAGCGGCGATCAGGGGTTTGAGTTGGTTTTCAAGGGCGCGGCGGTCCTTTGCTTCGGCCTGGCGCAGCTCATTGATCACCATCACCTCGGTTTCAAGGGCATAGCCCCATTGGGAGGTCAGTTCTTCATTACGGACCAAGGACACGTTAATGAGGGCGTCGCCACCGATCGCCCACAGGAACGGTGCCCACAGGGTATCTTTACCGACACCAGGCGCGCCACCATGCAAAACGGCGTGGTTGATCTTGCGGTTAGGGTTTTGGACCTTAAAAGCCATCACGTCAAGGACGTGCGAGCGCTCACGGTCATCGGGGATCATGCGCTCGACGTGCGCCAGCCAGGGGCCAGCATCACCGGCCACGGCCGGGGGCCGGGCGTCGCGCCAGCGGTTGCCGTACACCAGGCCATCACGGGCGCAGAGGATCGACTCGCCGGGGGCGTAGGTCAGGCCGACCAGCGAACGCGCGCCCTTCTTTTGGCGGTTCTCATCAAAGCTGGTAGCGGCTTCGATCTTGGGCTTTTTGGTGCCGTGAATCGATGTGCAGCCGATGTGCCGGAAGATGGCGTTGAACGTAGCCCGGCTGATCTCGCGGCGCTCTTGCATGTCAAAGTAGGCGTCATCATCTTGCAGATACGCGAAACGCTCGTACCAGGCTTCTTTCTCAACCCGGCCCAGCTCCTTGCGCTCGACCTCGGCCACGACAGCGGCGGCGGCGTCGGGGTACTGCGGAGTAGGCGCTAACTTACTAAGTGCACCCTCCATCGCAGCGGTCAGCAGCTCATCACGCAGGCCGGGGGTGTGCTTGGGGCCACCCTGCTCGGCCACCCACTTGAGGAACGTGGACGAATCAAAATCAATGCAGTGCGAGTGCAGGCAGCAGTAGGCGCGATTGGCGGGCAGGTAACGGCCCTCGGGGTTGCCGTCGCTGTGCTCGGCTGAGTTAGGACAGATCACGCCAGCCCAGCCCTCCTGATTGGGCCGGGACAGCAGCAGGCCATTGTCGGACAGCCAGACCATCACGTCATCGGTGCCGTCGTCAGAGATGCGGATCGGGCGGTGCACGGCGGACACGTCACCGGGCACGACGTTAAGGGCTTCGCATATCTCGGGCAGGGTGAAGTCACGTTCAGGGTGGAACTCGACCAGCACCGACGCAAACAGATCACGACCAGGCTTCAAGTTGACCGAGCCAGGCAGTCGGAAGTTACGAACGGCATTGATAGCGCCGGGATCAGTGTAGCCAGCATCGGCGATCGCCTTGATGGCTGCGGTGAACTCGCCCTTCGTGGGCTGCTCGTTGAACACGTAGCCCCACTGGAACGAGCCGGGCGACGTTTCCATCTTCCACGTCGGTTCGATCGGTGGCACCTTGGCCTTGGTGCCCACGTCGTCCAGCACCATCACCAGCACATATTCGCAGTTGGCGGCGCTGGCGCTGACATGGCCGTCAGCGAAGCGGTCAACGATGAACGACGCGGTATTGCCGTAGATGGCCCAGTCGGGCTTGACCTTGGCCGTGGGCAGCATGGCGGGCCATGTGGCCTTGATCGCTCCATCGGCGTGGTATTGATACTGGCCGTCTTTAAGTTGGGGCTTTTGACGCACCAGCAAAAAAGTCTCGCCATCTGGTGCGAGTCTGTTAATATAGTCTGTGAAATCTGTCATGGGTTTCTCCTTAGATGTTGGAACTTCAGCCCCGGCCTTACTCGCCGGGGTTTTCTTTTATGAGTATCGGGTGGTGGTCACGCCTTCAGCGGCCAAGGGCAGGCCGGTGGCCCAAGCGGGCGGGGTGCACATGATCTGGTGCATGTGGGCGGCGACTGCATCGGCTTCGTGGGCCGGGCACTCGACAACGATTTCATCGTGGACGTGTAGGACGACGCCATCAAGCTGGCGCAGTGAATGGCGCAAGATGTCGTGCGCTGCGGCCTGCGTGACGTTCTCGCAAGCCAGCCCACGCCACAGGCGGGCGCGGGGCCACTCCTTGGCATCGGCGGCGGGCTTCCAGGCTGCTTTGGTATACGTCACGTTGCCTTCGTCGTCAAATTTGGCGTTTGGATAGCACAGCACCCGGCCAGAGGGCAAAGCATACCAGAGGGTCTGGCCGTCGAACAAGTACACAACACGACCTGCTTTAAATTCATGCCCTTTGTTTCTCATCGCCCGCAGGTACGCGCCTTCCAGTTGCTGGCCGTGCGCCTGCGCCCACGGGTTGGCCCTGCGCCAGCCGTCCACGGCCCGCTGCACCTCGGCAGGCGACAGCCGGATGCCGTAGGCGCGGCCAAAAACCTCGAACGCTCCAGCGCCGCCCAAGAACCCGAGGGCCAGCTCTTGCACCTTGCCCACCTGACGCTGGTCACCGGCCACGTCCTCGTAAGGCACACGAAAGGTAGCCGCTGCGTTGACCTTGTACGGGTCAAGGCCCGAGCGGAACACGTCCAGCTTGGCCTCGCCCGCCGGGCAGTTGGACAGCCATGGATGCACGCGGCCCTCAATGGCCGACCAGTCGTAGGCGATCAGGACGTGGCCGGGCTTGGCGATCAGCGCTGGCCGGAGCATCCCTTTGAGAACATCTGTAATGCGCTTACCAAATCTTGGTGTGATGTTGTGTCCACGCACCATAGCGTGGCGTACTTCATCAGGCTCTTTGGCGCATTTGCGGGTAAAGTTGTGAACTTGTGCGCCATAGCTCGACGCTCGTCCGGTGGCAGCCCCTCCAGCAAAAACGAAAGCGCCTCGGACTCGGTGATCTTCTTCATCGGCGAGGTTCGCAAGCCGCGCAAATTTTGCGACCGAAGACGCCCAGAGGTCGTCCGCGCATTGAATAACGTCTGCAACATGGGGCGGAATCTCATCGGGGTCTTCCATCGCAAGCAAGTTAGCCCGCACAGTTTTGTCAATCGAATACTTCTCACCCGTCCACATCAGCTTCTTGGCCTCGGGGCCAACGCGCTCCAGCACCCACTCGCGCATCTTGGGGGATCGCACGCTGGTGATGACGCCCTCGGTGACCTCGGTCACGATCTGTTGAATCTCGACGGTTTCGTCTGCTGAGTATTGCACCGCAGCACGGCACAGCGGCGCGTCCACCAACACGCCACGGTCGTTAATGCGCTCGTTGGTGTGGTAGTCCTGTAATTCGACATCACTCAACGGGCGCAGGGCTTTGCTGATGGCACGCATGGCCTTAACGTCCATTTCACAGTAGGCCACCATCTCGGCCATCAGGGCGGCGTCCTCACGGAACTGGCCGTTAGCCTGCGGCACGGACAGCAGCCGGATCAGCTGACTGCCCCGGTGATCCTTACGCATGTCAGCGCCAGCAAAGCGCCCCACGTCCTCAAGGCTGCCAGGCGCGCAGTTGGAGCGGGCCTGTGCTGCGGTGCAGTAGAACGATTCTAGGGGGTAGTTCTGTTGGAGAACATACCAAAAAATTAACCGCTCGAAGGCGGCGTTGTGGGCGTAGATCATGTGGCCCGTGAAGTCAGGCAGCGGCTGCCCAGGCAGCCACGTCACGACCTCACCGTCGTCGAAGGCGTAGGACATGCACAGCACTTCGGTGCTGGCGTCTTGCGCGTAGTTGTACACGCCCTTGGCCTTCAGGTCACAGCGGCTGCGCGTCTCGAAGTCAAGCCAGAGCATATTGGTTAAACCAGTGTTTGGCTAAATCATTATCGGTCAAGATCGACGTAGCATCAGTGAACAAATGCACAGTGTGTAATTCGACAGACCAACTGCGAGTGTCCATCTCGTACCAAAACGCAGCTATCAAATACATTTTGTCGTTGTCAGTGTACGAATGTCCATCCACTTCCAAAAGTCGAACAATGAAATTCTGCGCGTCAATCTGAAAAGCATCAGGTATAAAACCCAACAACGATATGCCAAGCGTTTCCTCTTTGGCAAACATCACGTTTAGTTTCTTGCGTAAGTTGTAGCGTTCCCATAAGGGTTGCGCACGCAAAAACTCTTGTATTTTGTCTTCGTGTTTCATACTTTACTTTACGGAATAGGTGGGGCCAGCCCGAAGGCCAGCCCCTGTCTCACTTAGGCTGCGCGGCGGCGGCGACCAGCGGGCGCTGGAGCCTCGGCCTCTGCTTCTGGCGCGGCGGCTTCAGCAGCACCGTCCATGCTGGCCCACTCGACCACTTCAAACACTGGCGTATAAATTCTTCCATAAGATTTATGAACGTAGTGGTCCTTCTTCAGGCGCACGATAGCCACAGGCTTGGACTGGTCCTTTTCCACTTGCGTGGCGATGGCGACGCCCAGCGCCTGCACGGCTTTCTTGCCGCCCACTGACGTAGTGGTGAATCGTGCTTCCATGTCCTTGTCCTCACCGACGAGGCACTTCAGGGACATACCGATCTGAGTCTCCCAGCCACGCTTGGCACCGGTAGGCGCTGCGTCAAGCTCTGGCAGGGGGTGCTGCACACCGGTCATCTTCTCGCCAAGCACTTCGCCGTCGCCCCAGGCGATGAAGCCGTGAACGAAAGAGAAAGGGTTGACGGCCCAAGTAGAGTCGTCTTCGACTTCAGTCTGGTCAGCACCAAACACCCAGTGGCCTGTCTTGTCCATTTTCAGGATGACAACGCCCGATGTGCCTGCGCCTTGTTCAAGCGCACGCAAAGCGGTGGAGAGGGTGGCAACTGCTGGCAGATTTGCCGAAGAAAAAGTAGCGAGATTTGACATGATTGTCCTTTACTGAAGTTTAGAAAGAGCAGCAGAAAGTTGCTGCCCGATTTGCAACACTGATGGGCGGGGATCATCCTCGCTTGCCAGTGTTGTACCTGACGACTCGGACTTCACCAAACCTTCTGGCAGGTCGCTAAAGCGCTTTTTGAGCGCCTTCTCGGCCTGTGCAGGGGACATGACGGAAGTCTCGACTACGACAGATTCTTTAAGGCCCATGTCCAGCAGCGCCTGCTTGGCGGCTGACTCATCGGTCCATTTACGTCTTGCTTGCTTTTGCACCAGCTTGTAGCCGGGCACTGGCAGGTCTTTCTCAAGCAACTGAAGCGCCAAACCGCGAAGGTCTTTGATCCAGTCTTCTAAGAGGTCTGCATTCTTCAGGTAACGGCCCAGCGTGTCAACATCTATTTCTTTCAGTTGCACCAGCAGGGCGCGGTCCACAGCGCCGGTCATCTTAGGGCACACAGGCTTGGCTGCACACCAGCGGCAGTGCTCACCAGCGGCCAGCTTGGCGTCCGGCTGCTGCGCCTGCTTAACGGCCTGCACCAGCGTCTGCTCAAACTCTTTGATGCGCTCGGGCGTTGTCACCCAGCGCCGGATCACGGGCGGCTGCACGATGACGCACTCAATTTCAGTTGCGCCATCAAACGCCCACGCCAGCGCATCGGTACGCATGGCAGCGGCAGCGTAGAACATCAACTGTTCGTTCTCCTCTGCGGTCACGACCACGCCAGAGCCGAACTTCCAGTCCAGCACAATGGCGCGGTTGCCAATGCGGCCCACGAAGTCGGTCGAGCCGAACACGCCCGGCAGCAGATCGCCAAAGCCCACCCGTGTCTCGACCTCGTAATCCATCTTCTGCTCGGGGTCGATTTCATCAAGCGCGGCCAGTGCAGGCACCAGCTTGTCGTCGATCAACTCTTGCGTGAGCACTTGGTCTTCATGCTTCCAGCCAAGGTATGACTCTAGGGGTTGAAGCGTTGCCAAGTGATCGGCAATCGTGTCGTGCAAAAGCGTACCCTCGTCAGCGTAGGAGCTGGATGGCTTGGGCGGCATCTTCTGCACCAGCGCTACGCTACCAGGGCAGTTGATGACGCGCTTGGCGGTCGAGCCGCCCACGATGTTACTGTGCTGCATCTGCTGTCTCCGTCAAGGCGATCAGGGCGTCGCGCAGTTGCTCTGCCTGTTCGCGTGTGAGATGGGCAGATGCGTAAGCGCAGTGGCGCATGACGCTGATCCAAACGCCGCCTTCATATCGGCTGACGTTGATGCTGGTGTTATCAGCAGCAGCAGGGATGTGGTATTCCATTTGACTGTCCTGTAGTGTCTACCCGAGATTGGGTGATGCAATCATAACACACAAAAAATTTGTTGTGCAAATCTTTTTTTCATGTATTATCACGGCAAAGGAGCAAACGACATGAAGATTCAAACCGTAGCGCTAACGCTTAGTGAACTGCAAGAAGCCCTGCGCGAGTACTGTTTGCAGCGCGGGTACAACCCGAGTTGCGTGATCATCGGCAGCTATGAGAAAACAATCATGGTCGAACTGGAGCCTAACGGCTTGGTGACTGCTGACGAGTTTAAGCATCGTGCTTGAAAAACAAGTCGAAGCCTACCTCGTCAAGCGCGTCAAAGAGTTGGGCGGGCGGGCGTACAAGTTCACCAGCCCCGCGCATCGCGGCGTGGCCGACCGGATCGTGTGCCTGCCCAACGGGCAGACATGGTTTGTTGAGGTCAAGACCGAGGGCGGCAGGCTGTCCGAGTTGCAGAAAGTCTTCATGTCGGACATGGCGCTGATGAACCAAAGGTATGTGTGTCTGTGGAACAAAGATCAAATAGATGGGTGGCTCAATGAAATTCGGTAGCGTATGTAGCGGCATTGAAGCCGCATCTGTTGCATGGCATCCACTTGGCTGGAAGGCCGCATGGTTGTCAGAGATTGAGACATTCCCATCAGCGGTGCTGGCTCACCATTACCCCGATGTCCCCAATCTTGGCGACATGACGGCGTTGCCTGAACGCATTTTGTCCGGCGAAGTTGAAGCGCCTGATGTGTTTTGTGGTGGTACACCTTGCCAAGCCTTTTCTGTGGCTGGCCTTCGCAACTCTTTGGATGACGCCAGAGGTAATCTTTCCTTAGTTTTCTGTGAGATAGCAAATGCAATTGACAAAGTACGATCTGTTCGGGGACTTGATCAGTCCATCATCTTCTGGGAAAACGTCCCCGGAGTCCTTTCCACCAAAGACAATGCCTTTGGGTGCTTTTTGGGAGCACTTGCCGGTGAAGATGAAGCGCTCGTCCCTTCAGGGGGCCGATGGACTAACGCTGGTTTTATTGATGGTCCCCAAAGAGCAGTTGCGTGGAGAGTTCTTGACGCCCAATATTTCGGAGTGGCCCAACGACGCCGCCGTGTGTTCGTTGTCGCAAGTGCTCGAGCAAATTTTGATCCCGCAACGGTTCTTTTTGAGTTCGACAGCGTGCGCCGGGATACTGCGCCGAGCCGAGAAACGGGGCAAGCAATTGCCCCCTGCGTTACAAACGGCCCTCCTTTCAGTCGCACAGGCAACGAGCGAGTAGAAGCAGAGGCAATGGTTGTGCAACCCTACGAGGTTAACAACTGCCTGACAGCCCGGATGCACAAGGGCATCAACAGCACGCTGGATGAGGGGCAGACGCCCGTGATCAGCATCCAAGACGTTCGGCCCGTGGAAAAAGCCCAGAACGGCAAGGGCTGGAACGATGATGGCACGGCCTACACCGTGGACACACACGCTACGCAGGGCGTAGCGCAGCCAATCCCGTTCGACACCACCCAGATCACTAGTGCTGCCAATTACAGTAAACCAAAAGCGGGCGATCCATGTCATCCATTGGCAGCCGGAGCTCATCCACCTGCGGTGGCGCAGCCATACATTGGTGGCGTGGATTATGAGAACAATGGGCATACGATGGAGCAGCCAACTGGCCCATTGCTCAAGGGTTCCCCAACGGGTGGCGGGCGACCATTGCCAGCGATTGCAACGGCCATGCAGGTGCGGCGGCTGACTCCAGTCGAATGCGAACGCCTGCAAGGGTTCCCTGATGGATACACCAACATCCCTTGGCGCAAGAAGTTGGAAAGCCCAGACGGGCCACGGTACAAGGCTTTGGGCAACTCATGGGCTGTGCCAGTTGTGCGTTGGATAGGAGAGCGAATTGCTAAAGCTGCGTGACTACCAAGAGACAGCCGCTGACTTCCTGTACGAGCATGACCGCGCCATGATCTTGGCCCCGGTGGGTGCTGGCAAGACAGCCATCACGCTGACGGCCATGCAGGCCATTCTCAAAGACGGCTACGCCATGCGCTTCCTCGTCTTGGCCCCCAAGCGCGTCTGCACCGACGTGTGGCCGGTCGAGGCACCGAAGTGGGCACCCGGCTGCACGCTGGCCGTGGCCGTGGGCACGCCAGCGCAGCGCAAAGCGGCGCTTAACAGCGGCGCTCAGATCATCGTCACCAACTACGACAACATCCAATGGCTGGCCGAGCAGCGCTTGGCGCACATCAACGCGATTGTGTTTGACGAGCTGACCAAGTTGAAGAACCCGTCAGGCGCACGCTTTAAGGCGCTGAACAAGGTCATCGGCGATGTCGGTATTCGTTGGGGCTTGACTGGCTCGTTCACCAGCAACGGTTTGGAAGACGTGTTCGGCCAGTGCAAGATCGTGGACCAGTCGTTGCTGGGCCGGGCCAAGGGCGCGTTTCAGCAGCAGTACTTCACGCTGGTCAACAAGGACTTCGGCGACTGGCGTCCCCGCCCTGGTTCGCTGGAGTTGGTCATGCAGCGCATCAGACCCGCCACGTTTGTGCTGGAGCCTGGCGAGTACAAGGACAAGCTGCCGCCCCTGCGTACCGTAGAGGTGCGCTGCAAGATGGACATGACCGGCTACAACAAGATGAAGAAAGAGTTTGTGCTGGACGACGTGGTGGCCGTCAACGCTGCTGTGGTCACGCAGAAGTTGCAGCAGATGTCGTCGGGTTTCATCTACTCCGACAACGGCCCGGTGTGGCTGTCAGCGCATAAATTTGAACGCCTTGAAGAACTGCTTGATGAGAACCAACATGCGAATACCCTGCTTGTTTACCAGTACCAAGAAGAACTTGCCGAGATTAAGCGACGGTTTAAACGGGTTGTCACACTCGATGATGACGACGCCATTGACCGTTGGAACCGGGGCGAGGTCAGGTTACTGGCTGTCCACCCCAAGTCAGCAGGCCACGGCCTCAACCTCCAGCACGGAGGCCACCACGTTGTCTTCCTGTCCCTGCCTTGGTCGCTCGAACTGTACGAACAGACCATCGGGCGCTTGCATCGTAGCGGCCAGCGGCATGACGTGTGGTGCTACGTATTTCTGACCGACACGACTGTCGATGAGAAAATTTGGGGCGCGTTACATGACAAACTTTCTTTATCTCAAATCGCCTTGGAGGCACTTAAATGAAACGCATCGACCAATGGAAAGCCAAACTGCGGGCGGCCAAGTCTGAGCTGAAGCACAAGACGCGGCAACTTAACGCGGTGCAGCGCACGCACGATCACACGGTCAAACTGATTGAACAACTGGAGAAAAAAATTGAACTACACATGGCGAAGTCTTAACAAAGTGCTGGCGCTGCTGCCAGAGGTGGACGTTAAAGCGCTGCTGGACTCCGAGATGGCAAACGCCCGGCGGGTTAAAGTAATCGAACGACTGCACCAACGCTACAACACGCTGCGTGTGGCTAGAGAGAGGGCCGAGCTGCTGGCGCAGGCCACCCAACCATGAACAGGTTTGCGGCGTGGGAAGCGCACAACCTAGCGAAGTTTGCACAGGAAGCCGCAACAAGGCTGACTGAGCAAGACGAGCTGATCAAGAGTCTGGAAGCAGACTTGAAGGCAGCGATCCGTGCCTACCGGCACTTAGTAATCGAAGGAGCAAAAAATGAAAGTCTACCCATCAGTACCGAACAAAGATTTTAAGTGGAGCAGCGGCGCAGACGTGCAAACGACTTGGCGCAAGTGGGGCTGGACCCCACCGTCCGAGAAGATGACGCCGCCCCCGCCAGAGCGCAAAGTTGTTGAGCCACTGCGGAGGTTCAAATAATGTTGACACGGTTAGAGCAAGCCGAGATCGTGCGCCAAGTCAAACGCATCTTAGCGTTGCAGCGCCGCAACCGCGCAGGGGTGCTGAGTAGCCGCATGACCGAAAAAAGCGAACGAGTGTCGAACGCCAAGGCGTTGGAAAACTTTGCCGATTTTCTAAAGGAGTTTTGACATGAACGATTGCAAACACCGCTGGGAGCCTGTAGAGGGCCAAGCCATGTACCACTGCGCCCGGTGCGGCGCTTTTCTGAGGATCATCAAATGACACCCAAACAAGAAGAAGCGTTGCGTGACTATTTGCAAGAGGTCATAGTTCCGTTGATCGAAGAGGTGCTTGTCAAGAAGTTAGGGCAAGCCATGACGTTTGCAAAAGAAGAACTTAAGCCAAAACGTGAGTGGCAGGGGCTGACTGAAGATGAACGCGATTCGATCTTGAGATCAGAGAGCAGCATTTTTGATGAAACCGAAGCCATTTTGAAAGCCAAAAACACATGACGCCCGAAGAACGTGAGAAGGCCATCAAGCGCAAGCCGTGGAAGTTCTGCCGCAAGTGCAAGTGCGACATCAAGTCGCCAACGCAATACTGCTATGACTGCTACAAGGGTCATAACTTTACCGCCAGCCCCTACGGGCTTATCAACGCAAACAAGGCGTTTAAAT